CAGTTCTTATTAATCGTTCAAAGACTACCTCCTTATCTTCTAAGAATTTCTGTGTCTTTTCTACAACACCATTAAAATTAGCATCATCAACAACTAAGATATAACTATTATCTGCCTGTTCATGTAGATGCTCTAAATTAACCAACATACTATCTTCATTGTCAGCATCATAGAAAATGACATTAGGACGTTCTTCTTTATTAAATTGAACTTCAATAACTGGTCTAACTGAAAATCCTACAGAGCAGTCGATATTCATCCACTTCTCTGCATTTTTAACCATCTCATCAACAGGATTCTCTACATGAAATCTGTCGTGCATATTTCTCTGCTTAGGATATACTATGCCTGACTGATAATCATCTATAGCATATGCTTTAACTGCTTCATTACCCATAAGAGCAGCAAATAATGTGCTACCCATGTAACAACCAGCATCAACATATACTGTTCCACGTTCTGAACATAGATTGTTTAAAAAATGCCTAATCTTATTTGAACTCAATCCTAATACGTCATATCCTTCTGGATTAAACTTGGATTTACCTTCAGTAGCAGCAGCAATAGATTTTATTACTCTATCAACGAGAGGATTCATTTCTCTTTTTTCTTTCTTCATTGCAAATTCTACCACAGTCTCACAATAATTGCAATCCCAACAGTCAAACTTACATGTTTTTATTTTGGTTCGCCAATTATTTATAGGTGACTCCTTGAGTTTAATATCCTTCATATACTTCTTATACTCAGGATATAATATATCGTTACCTTTCTCCCATCTCTCGATAAGATCCATAGATTCCTTTAAACGCATAGCATCTTCTCTACCGTGCATTTTAAATACATCTATAACATCTAAGAACTCTACCCAATCTTCTTTCCAAGGTGGTAAGTTTGCTTCTTTTAATACATGCGAAGAATCATAAGCATCCCAAGTTGAACATGATATACGACTAATCTCTGAATTAAAATACTGAGGTTGTGATCCTTCTCTTGTACTATTATATTGATAATGCTCTGGCATGATAGGACAACCACCCCAACAGTGTTCATTGACTAGCAATGATAATTTAACTGGTTTCCCTTTCTCTGCACAATATTCCTTTGCAGTTTTAAGTCTATCTAATAATTCCCTATCTCTCATTACATCACGATCTAAGTTGATGTAATCAAATCCTACCTGTGAAAGAGATACAATCTCATTCGCTTTAGATACTTCACGCAAGATTGTATTCTTAATGTATAAATCTGGATACTCTCGTTGTATTTGACCAGTTGAAACCCATGAAGTATGAGGTATGGTTGCTATCCTTACACCATTATCATATAGAAACCTAAAATTTTGAATAAACGTGTCTAGGTTCTTTTGATCGGGTCTAATCCATATATTATTAAATGTAGCGGATAGGGGAATACCTGTCTGCTGCATAATAAAAAGTGAATTTTTTACTACTTGTTGAGCATCATTTGTCGTAGAGAATATCTCACCCATTGCATCTTGCATAAAGGGTGGCATACGAGAGGTAAAATATAAATCGTATATTAAATGGTCGTGTTTTTTAAGAAACGGTATAAACGATTCTTCAATATACTCAGGAGTTAGTTTCGGATTGATCGGTAGACTGAAGACTCTTTTCTGCTTCAAGTCTATCGGTGATATTGTTTTCTGCATAATCAGTTAGCACTCCTGCCGTATCAAACATTGCTGGTGGTCTATTTTCCAACATCTTATCGACCTTTTCTTCTGCTGCACCTTTCAACTTATTTAATGAAGTATTCATAGCAGTAGAATATGTTAATGCTAAATCTGCTATCGCTGCTTGGTCAGCAGGATTCATCATAAGCATACTATCTAAGTTACCTGCCTGTATTCTACCAGTAGTTAGTAAATCCATTGCAGATTGTTTTGCCATCCTAGCAATCCAATACTTATGCTCTTCTTCCCTTTCTATGTCCTTATCAACAATAGTATGCTTCAATTTATCAAGTTCAACTTCACCACCTGTCTTCTCTTTAATAATTTTTAGAAGACCATTAATCTCTTCTTTAGATTGACGCATCTTATTCCTCCATACTTGAACATCAAGTTGAAGTATTTCTATTTCATAAGTCTTATCTTGTTTATAAAATTCATTCTCTTCTTGCTCTCTCTCATACTCACATCTCTTAATGTCATTCACAGTACGTTTATATTGAATAGTAACTTTCTGTAGTGCATTAAGACGTGTTTGTATCTCCATGATCGCTTGACGCATTTGTCGCCAAGGAGTCACTTGTGAGTTTACAACGAAAAATTTATTTTGAAATTCTGTTTGACCAAAAAATTGTGAATCAGACCATTGGATTAATTCTTTGTCAAATTCTGATAACCCATCCCAAGGATCAATCTTATCAAGATCCGTTAGTGTCTGGTTAGCAAATGATATTGCTTGAGGATCAGAACTGGGTCCCGTACTTGGGTTCTTGTCCTTCCTTTCTAATGATGACTCCTGACTCATTTTCAATACACCTTCCGTAATCTAAACATTGTTGTTTGGTTAATTCAATACCGAAGTAGTCTTCTAAGAAAACATTAATGTCGGCAACATTAGCGGATGATTTTAGTTTGGAAATAATTTTTTGTTCTTGAATTGCAAGATCATAAAGTTTAGTTTTCCAGTCTTCCTGTGCTTTGACCACTTTAGCAGCAAAATCTGCTGTTGTCAATCCTCTTATCTCTGCTAACTTATCTATAAGTTTAACAGATGTGGAATTGTCAGCGATATATGCTTTTGCCTCAGTAAGTTGGTCATCCCAAGTAGCGTCCTCTAACGTACTATATTTAGTACGCAATACATTATATTTCTTCTCAAAAACTTCTTGTATCTTTAGAGTAATTACCGCCTCCATGAAAGGTTTTACATGAGTAGAAACAATATTACTATCTACAGGTTCCTTTTCTTTAATCTGGATGCTAATACCATCATCATCTTCAATAGGTTCTGCATTGTAAGATGATTTTTGTGATCTTACTTCACCCCATAGGTTCTTACCATAAGTACCTTGTTGATTACTGAATCGTAAAAAGTTTATATCCTGTGGTATAGCATCAAAGAACTCATCAGCAAGTTCAAAATATTCTAACCCAAGGTTGCCACCTATTAATGTACCCCATTGTGCTACAAGAGGAAACTTTTCTTGGTCAGTTACGATTATGTCAGGTTTAGTTGCCATTAGAAGTTAGGAATAGATGTACCGTAATCACGTAATATAGTACCACCATCATTTATAGTAGATATTGCACTGGCAGATGAACAGTGAGCAGAACTCATACCATCATGTCCTTGAGGTTGTGATGTACCACCAAGATTAGTTATACCATCATTTGCATAATTACACTTAAAGGTGTTATTGTTCTGGGAACCATTATAGTTGCCTAACATATATCCCTTTCTCATACCTGTCATAAAGTTTTCTTCACCCATAGGACCAAAGTTTAGACCACGCATCTGAATACCAGTAGTATCATCACACTTTTGATTACCATTCTGTGCATTATTACCAGTACCAACGTACATATGTCCTAACATAGTGGCGAGAATCTTTTTCCAACCATTACCACCAGGACCATGATTCCATGATGTCCATGATTCATTTGCCCATCTAAATCCTTGACGAGTATTATCTCTCTTGTTCCATCCCATCAATCTACCATTACCACCCCATGTTGGGTCAACACCACCATCATCTTGGTTTGGTGGGAACCCTGTAGTCCTCATGGTCTCAGTCTTAAGATTCATAGCGTCAGTTCTTGCGTTACCACCACCAACTAGATATGAATGTCCACCACCAAATTCATGGTCTTGGAATGATCCCATAGATGCTCTACCTACAGTCATATCCCATGAGTTTTGATGTGCAATACCTGCTTCATTGACCATACTAAATCCACTGGTATAACTAGAGTTTCCTCTATATGTGTTCTCCATTGAGTGAAACCAGTGCTTTTGATCTGAGAATGATCCTGCCATGTAAGCACCAGATCTATCCAAAGTATTACCTAAGTTAGTACATGTATCTGTAGAATGAAGACATCTATTAACATTATTCCAAGGTGATGAATTCTTATATCCTCCTCCTACATATCCATGTGTCCAAACTCTTGCCATTGACCATTCGGTATCTGTACCGTCTAATGACCAATAAGCATCAGTACCATCAGATTTTAATACTGCATTAACAGAATAGTTATCACTATATCTGTTAGTAGATTGATCTGGTGTACCTCCACCAGAACCAGCAATAGGTCCCCACTCTAATACGTTTGTAGAAGTATTTTTAGAGTAACCTTCAAAGGTTTGGTCTGTACTATTGTACCTGAACATACCCTCTACAGGAGATCCAGGTCTTTGTGCTACTGTACCTTTCGGTGTTATCATAGCATCCGTAGTAGCAAAATCTACTGTAGTCCTTGGTGTTGTAGTACCAATACCGACTCTATTATTTGCTGAATCTACGTAGAATGTACCAGCGTCGAAGTTAAAGTTTCCATTGGATGCCAACTGAAATTCAGCAGTGCCACCTCCACCACTTAATGATACAATTTTATCTACATTTAACTGTGACATGTCGTAATTCTATCCTTCCTTCTATTTATCAGATATTGTATGTTCCTTTGTAATAATCATATATTTGTGTTCTCTCTGCCTGTGTAATGTGTCTGTTGTAATGAATTACACCAGCAATATCACCTGCATTTTGAGATGTGTCATGAGGATCTCGGTTACCTCTACCCCATGCACCTATATGATAAGCACCTCTATTATATCTAGTATTACTACTATTCATAGTTGCTCTAGCACTTGTTTCATCTTTAAAGAAGCATTGATAGTTAGGTGAGTAAGTTCCAGATTCATATGAAGACATTCTCCATGTGTACATATTAAACTTACTATTCCAATCACTAAACTGATTTATATCATAACCAGTATCATTGAATCCTGTAGCATCATTATCATACATACCAAGGTTTTTAGTACCTGACTGCACAATAATATGATGGTCACTAGAACGAGATCTTAATGGTGTTCTCCATTGGTCATCAGTAGTTCTCCACTTCAGGAAGAAAATCCAAGTACAATGAGGATAATAGGGAGTATCACAAAAAGTTCCAGTATCTGCCTTAGCACAACCATTACCATTCTCAGAGAAATCGAGATAGTAAACAGTCTTACCACTAATACTTTCACTTGTTATTCTATCTGTTGGTATAGCAGCATGATAACCATTACCACTTATATCATAGAGATAGTTTGCATCCTGATCACTTGCATTTTGTTTCATGGATTTTGGATTTTGACAATCCCACCATAATACCAATCCCTTTCTAGGAATATCAGAACCAGAAGATCCACCAGAAGTAGCACCTCCTTCAGGTGTCATCAAGTTTAACCACTGACCACCATCCCAACCTTCAACTGTACCTTCAGTAGTATTAAATCTAATAGTGCCAGCATCAGGAGTAGCAGGTCTTTCTGCTGTAGTACCAGAAGGTAAAACTAAACCAGAATCTTTATCTATAGCAAGACCACCCAATATATTCATATGGGCAGTTGGTCCCATTTGGATCTGAAAATTATGATCCGAATTGGCAACTAATTTTTCTGTTCTAATTGTGCTCATCTTACAAATAAATAACCTGGATTACCTTGATTACTACTAAAGGCAGCAGAACTACCATAGATACCATTAGATGTACTACCTGTATATCCAAATAATACTCTATTGTTACCATAACGAGAGGTTTGATAATTAGAAGGGTTTGAATGATAATCCCAAACCTTGTAACTATTATTATATAATCTTATATGACCCCAACCACCAGGTTTTTCCCAGTTGAAAGGATATACATGTGATACACTGAAGACTCCTTCATCTCTATCACCCTGACGACCATCCCCACCAGTATTTAACGAACACCAGTATTGACATCCACCACGGTATCTAATAAATGAAGCATACCTCCAATCAGTTGTAGTACCACCATTGTATGTATCATATACACCACCTGGTGGACCTGCACCATTTCTTGCAATTCTTATATTAAATATTTCTTCTCCACCATTCATATGACTCATTAAGTCTTTAACAAAATTATCATCATGCTTCCTTGTTGAAGAACTACTATATCCAGAACCAGAGTAAGGAACATAGTTAGTGTTCACTCCATCAACTGTAGCATTATATAAGTTTGATGATTCAAAAGTATCATAATGATTCGTTCCTGAAGAACCAATAGAATTAATTAAAACCCATCCACCATCATAGAGATCATTATCAACGTAACAATACCTTGGTTCATCATATCCTATAGGTTGAATCCAATAATATCCAGACGCAGCACCTGATTGCTTTATTTTTCTTCCATTTGTAGCAGGAGAAGCATACGTTCCTACTCCACTACCAGCAGCAGCACCTACGTTTATCCAGTCTTTTCCAGTGTGTATTTCAAAGCTAGTAGTAGATGTATTAAATCTAAAATAACCTGCTTCAGGACTGACAGGTCTTTCTGCTGTCGTACCAGTAGGAAGTCTATTACCTCCTGTATGATTGAATTTTAAATTACCATCAATCTGTAAAGTATGTCCTGTACTCAGATTTATCTGATCTACAGTAGATGCTATACCACTTAATGCCCCAACGTTTAATTGACTCATTTTCTACACCTTATCAAATGTTACAGGGTACATAGCCCAACCGCCTCTAGTACCAATTTGAGGATATGCTAGAGCAGAACTATTAATATCGATCATTTCTAACATATACCAACGGTATCCATAAGCATTAGTAAAGTTTTGGGTTCTTTGTCCACCCTCACTACCAGAACCTGATCCACCGAAATGAAGTCTACCTAAATGATTCCAATACTGTGCTGTATCAGTAAAATTAGTTCTATCAACATCTAAATTGGTTCCATATACATCAACATTACCAATAGCATTTGTATGCTTATACCATCTGACTCTATTTAATACCTTACCATAATCATATTCACTTACTTTAACTGCATAATACTGGGGCCAAGCAACATTACCAGGACTACTATGTCCTGTATGAAATGCAAAATCACTAGAACTTGTTGATGAAACATACTCTAAAGGATGACGAGTACTAGATGTTGCACCTCTTGTTTCATCACCACTTTGACCATCATTATATCTTATTCCTTCATATAAAGTTGGCATTGCAGTATTGGTGTAATTGCTATGATTAGTGTCATCTGCACCTTCTGCTATTGTCCATCCTTTTCCAACTCCAAAATTACCTACAAGACCTCCCGCATTAGATGATCCACCTGTTAGTTTCCAATCACCAGCAGAATATACTTCAAGTGCTTTAGTTCTAACATTAAATTTTAGACCACCAGTCTCACGTAGTCTACGCTCCATTTGTTTGTTAGTACCTGGACAAAATGGACTTGCTGTAGCAGATTTTTCTAATTGTGCTCCATCCCACCATATTGTTCTACCATTACCACCACTATTAGGTCCATCAACTCTTACTTGAACTGCTGTAGCAGCAGTTGTAAATGTTCTTGTAAATGTAAATCTTTGCCATGAAGTTGTTATGCTTATACCAGTAGAAGGTGCAGTATTATATCCACCAGCAGCATTTGTTTCAAATATAAACATTTCACCAGTTGTTGCTTGATCTGCCTTAGCATATATACTGAATGTCCATGTATCACCTTGCTTTGCATCAGCAATATTCCATCCTGTATTATTATATGTGTTAGTATAAGGATCAGTAGTACCACTCATATACATTTTCAAAGGAACACCACCAACAGGCGAATCTGTTACTGAAGTATCTCTACTAAGATCACATCTAATACCACTTGTCCATCCAAAACCAGCAGTACCTGTCTGTGCAAGTACATCAGGATTAGGACTATAAATGTCTAAAGGGTAAAATTTATGGGCAAAATAATTATCTGCTTCCGATAAAGGTATAGGATGAAAATCCTGTGCGATTACTCGGAAGTCTGCTTGTGTTGATAACGTCGATTCTTTCGTCAAGGTTACCTTGAAGTTTGGCGATATACCTTGTAAATTTGCAGCGTTTAACTCAGCACTCATTATCTAACACTCCACGCTCCACCTGATTCTACCGTGACAGTGAAACCTGAGTTAATTGTTATCGGTCCTGCACTCATTCCGTTGGCAAATTCTGCACCAGCAGTAGGTCCAACAGTTATATTTTCAGCAATAGCATTAGGATTAGTTCTAATAACACTATCAGTTCCTAATGAAGGTCCACCACCAGATATGGGTGCCCAACCAGCACTACCAGTACCATCATCTGCCTTGTATATTTCAGCAGCATCTAATGTAGAGTTGAAACGTAACGTTCCTACACTAATACCAGTTGGTCTTTGAGCAGTCGTACCCGAAGGAACCCTTAATACACTATTGGTATTAAGAAAACTTAGGGTCGAGATTATTGCACTTGTTGATGTGGAAATCTGATTTCCACTAATTCTTGATATTGCCATAACACTTTATAATCCTCCGTACTATTTAGATAGGTAGTTCTAAGATATGGACTGTATCTGCAGCTAAAGGTGCATCTCCAGATGAGAACACAACGTTAGCACCATTAGCATCAACAGTATAGTTAGTACCTGCTATCTGAGCAACACCATTAAGGAATACTAAGAGAGAATCATCAGAGTGTTTGATGCCACCACTATAGGTAGTAACAGCAAATGTTAATGTAGTACCATCACCTGTATATGATTTAGTGATGTACTTATCAGAAGAAACACCACCTCGACCAGTTACAACTAAATCACCGTCAATTCTTACTGAACCATTAACTCTGAGTCTATAAGTTGAATCTGGTGATTCACCAAGACCTAAATGTCCTGTACCATCAGTTGCAACATTAATATTGCCAGTATCAGTTAAACCAAACTCCTTCCAGACTCCACCATAATAGATCCATCCAAGAGAATTACCTGGTTGCCAGTTAATATTATATACTAAGTCTCCATCAGCAGGTGTATCATATCCTGTGATATTAGAGAAATCTGGTAATCCACTTGCATTTGCTGGTGCAAGTAATGTTTGCTTAATTACTGTACCATCTTGGTTGTAATAGGAAATTTTTCTGGAAGAAATATTATTTGTAAATGTTGTTTGTGCTTGGAACGTTACAGGACCAGCAAAGATTGATTCTAACTGGTTTGATGCTCCACCAATAACAGTTATCTTATCAGTAAGAACCAATTCAGAGAATGTTTCAATAGTTGTGTTCTCTTCACCAACAACGTTCAACTGTGCAATATCTTCAGAAGTTATCTGACCTGTGACTGGGTTGATAACTTGGTTACCAATGAATAGGTCTCCATTTGAGTTCAGTCCTGAGTAGAAAGCAACACCTGCTTCTTCTTTAATAGACTGAGAGAATCTAACTTGGTTCTGTGATAGAGTTTCAACCTGTGTTTGAGGGAACGCTGTACTGTAGTTACCTGGACCAAAACCAAGGTATTCAAACGTATGGTTTCCTGATCTTAGGATTGAGTGTCGTCTAAACTCTACGTTAATAGGTGCGACTGTTCCATCATTGTTCTCCCTTATATTAATCTTTCTAGTTTCTTCATCACCTGCTCTTGCAGTTAATTCAATATTAGATAGTCTACTGTTAACAGAGTCATAGTTAGGTGTAGTACCTGGTTGAGTCCAACCATTATCTCCTAACATAAACTGAGTACATTCCTTAGTAATAGAAAGTTTTGGATCCTTATTAGGAGTTGGTGTTGCACCATCAGTTGAATTAACCAATCCAATAACTTCATTGTCTGCAACTGACTGAGCAGCAGCAGGATCTGCTTTAGGATTATCTCTGTCAAATGTAGGATATACTTCGTTAACATTCTGAGAGAACTTCCTATCATTGAAGTTAGATGTGCTTGGTGCAATAGATCCACAAAGAAGTGTTATGTAATAGATACCATCAGTTGTACCTCTTACAAACTCTTGTACTACCTCAATATCATAGATGTAGAAACACTTAGCTAATGAATAGGATGTAGTATCACTATTCAATGGTTGCATTACATAACCAGAGATAGGATCTCTTGGTAATGGGTTAGTCTTATCCTTATCAATTACATATCTTACACGGTAAGTTCTATCTGACAAGTCTCTTGGGTCAGGTATTCTCTTAAGGAATGTAGTTGGTGTAAAGTTTACAGTATTGTAAGTAGTATTAGTAGAAAGTGTAGTATAAATTGCGTTATTTACTGCTGATACAGATAGATACCAACCACCGACAGTATCCGCTTGTCCACTTATAGTATAAGTTGAACTATCAAATTGTAATGGTGATCCAGCAGTTCCAGCATCTTTACCAGATACACTAGGACCATAAGGTGATATACTTGCAGATTGAACTGAAGCTTCAGTTGCACCTTGAGCAACAAGTAAACAGTTAATCCTATCTGCTACTGCAGTATTTCCAGTACCATCTTGTCTTGCACCGATTGTGTAACCCTGAACTCTTGTTGTTGGTGGTGATGCTTCTACAGTATAACCATAGAGATACAATCTAGTACCAGGAGTTCCACCTTGTCCAGCAAGTGATGCGTTAATTACTTTTGTTCTTTGAATATCAATGTTAACCCAGTTAACAGATGTCTCTTCACCAAATATAACGTTTCCATTTACCACACCAGTATTTGTTGCTGTAAGTGTGATAACTCTTGTATTAGTATTAACTGATCCTACAGTTGCACCAGTTGCAATATTAGTTCCTGTAATAGTCATACCCTGTATGACACCATTAACACTACCATCATTTGCTAATGTGATTGTGCTTGCTCCGTTAGCACCAGTAGCAGTTGTAGAAATAACGTTTAAAGCTTTAGGTGGTATAACATGAGTTAGTGCACCTGCCTTATCTTTAGAGAATGCTTTTGCTTTAAATCCAGCAGATCTTAATGCGATACTACCAAAGTTAGAGTTGGAGTTTGTAATCGACATGTCAGCACCAGCAAGTGCTGTAAAGTGTCCTTGGAATCCAACAGCGAACACAGAAACTGCCTGAATGAATGCGTCATTGGATGCAACAATATGCCTATGACCCCAATCTTTTCTATATTCTGCATAACCATCTAAGTGAGCACCATCTCCAGATGT